TTGCTATCCCAACTGTCTAAATCCCAATCACTTGGAAGACGTGGGGTATATGGTTGCACATGGAAAAATTGTATTTTATCGTTTGCATCAATGTGCTCAACCAATTTAATATTGGGTGTACCAACACCTTCCACCCAGTATGTTGTGTCAGCTGAAAATGTTCCGCTTGAACTGCTTACATAACTGCCACTAAAAATAACTCGCATACCGCTTATTAATTCTAGTGTCTTTCCATTTGCTAACGTTGGGGTTGTGTAGTTACTCAACCGTACAATACTATCAATATTAATTGGATCGCTAGAAGTTGGAGTAATTATGCATGGTGGAATATCTTCCATCAACCAATAATAGTTAGTGTGATTAATAAACATGTCAACATTAATTGGTATGTCTAGTGTATAGCCAGCTTCATTAGCCAGTTGGTCAACATGTGCAGTATCACTGCCAACAGTTTTAAATAAATTTAGTATGCTATTGTATGACAATGCTTCATCGGTAGCCACCCCATCTTTGTGACTAATACCAGGTGCTAACTGATGGTTTAATCTTTGTGATGATGATTCAGGATTAAATAAATCCTTTCCAGGTTTATAATCTTTTCCTTTAACACGCCCCCAATATGTATCTAATGTTTCAGTACTACCACTGCTTAATAACTGATCAAGTGTAGTACTTAAAAATCTTTTGTTGGTATCTGTTTGTAAGATACCAGGTAAAAAATCTGTAACATTTCTCTTGCCAACAAAAATTTGATCTTCACCACTTTGTGTAAAGTTTTGCAATTTTTTAGGATGTGCTGGATATTTTGACATTTATTTTTCCTTAAGCCGCTGTACTTGTTCTTAAATTTGCACCAGTAAAACTGGTAACTATCTGAATACTATTTAAGTCGATATCAGGTATAAAGACTTCATCACTGTTTGGTGTTACCTGAAACAAATTACCAAATGCACTGTCTTCTTGTATTGGAACAATAACAATACTACTCATTATACCCAGTAACTGGTTGTGTACATATGCACTCAATTCAGTAAAGAAGAATGTTTCACCAAACTCCCAATTGTCTATATTAAAGAATTGCGTAATAGCATCAAGTACCCGGTTTTTAATTTCTGTATCAGTTAAGGTTGTTCCAGCAACTTTAACAACACGGAATGTTGCTTGTAAGCTGGTGTCAGCAGTATCACCAAACAATGGTTTGTATTTGGCACTGCGATATATTAAACTATCACTGATGCTTTTTTTATTTTCAATACTAGAAAACTGTGTTTTTAATTCATCACTGGTTGGTGGCTTTGGTAAACCGTCTTCAGTTCTGTCATTACTTAACCAATTTCTATAAGATAAATCATATGTGTTTGTTAACACAAATGTATCAATAATATTACTGATACTTGGATCAATTCGTTGCTCACTATCAGCAATTCGTTTCCACTGGAATACTAGATCTTTACGTCCACTTAGTGCGCCACTGTTGGCATTTGGATCGATAACTGTGTAGTCGAATCCGTATTCAGTAACTGTTTTTGTATCTACTGTATCTGCTCCCACTAACTCTTGAAATGATAATGGGTTGTCTGGATAAAGGTCGTTGTCTAAACTACTAATGGTTGCAATAATTTTATGATCATCACTGTGTCCGTCACGCTCGCTGTAGTATTTGTATCCATAGAAGTTGATGTCACTACCTAAACTATACGGGCTATTACTGCTACGACTGTTTGTTTTAAAGATACGTATCTTATCACGTGCTGGTTTATTTGTTTCAAAATCAAATTTTACATTGCTATTTTGGTTATAAAATCTAACGTCTTTAGTGCTACCAAATATAATTCGGAACCTTCTAGTAACCAATACCCATTTATCACTACTATAACTAATTTTTACAATCCAACTGTTGTCTAAGTTGTTTCCAGTTGTATTACCAGCATATGTTGTGTTGTAGTTGGAAGTAGAATTAACTGAGTCAGGCGCCACATTGTTTGTAGTTACTAATTTCCATTCACTGTTATCACTGTCAAATCTTAAACCAAATGTATTTTTTAGTGTTAGTTGTTCAACAATTAATGCCTTTTCACTTGTAGTAAATTGGGTATTGTATGCCGGGAAAATACGACTAATACGTGCTGAGTTTGGTACTGTTTTATTCAATACTATTGCTCCGGCACCTGCGCTATCTCGACCAATTGGTGTACCAGTGATATCATCAATACCAAGACCGTCTTCTGTAATTTTAGTAACTCTTGCCCAAATTTTCTCTGCACTTGTTGCTATGGCTGTAGCTGATGCGTTAACACCACCACCGCCAGATATTTCAACTGTTACTGGATTTGTATATCCTTCACCACCGCTCACAATAGTAATACTAGTAACTGATCCTGCTGTAACAACTGCGTTAGCGGTTGCACCTGATCCAGTTCCTTTAAATGTAACTGTTGGAGTACTTGTATACCCACTGCCGCCATTTGTAATAGTTAGGGTAGTTCCGGTTGTACCTAAACTTCCACTATTATAAGGACTTTCAATAAACTCTACAATACTGCCCAGTTTGATTTCTTTAACTGCGGTGCTTGAACTTTTACTTACACGTTCAACAATACTATTACGGGTTATATACCCAGTAGTACCACCAAAGCTAGCCACTTGGTTCCACTGAAAACTTGCACTGTTACTACTGAACGCAACACTAACTGGGCTATACTTTTGATAGAATAAGTTGATAGTTTCAGGGTTACTGATTAAGTTACTAATATACTGATCAAATATTTGTTCTTCAGTTAGGTTAGTTGGTAAACTTAATGTTGTTCTGTTTAGTGTATTTTCACTATATACATAACCGTCATCAGCAACTATACTAACATTTTGATACTGTGCTGTTGGATCATTGATATCAATAAACCTACTGTGCCCACTGTGTGTGCGGTTTACACTTTTAATCTTACGAACATTATCTCCAACTGTTAGTGGAAATACGCTATAATCCTGCGCTGTAACCATACGATCCTGTGCTGCAAATACACGACCACTATTTGTTTTAATACTAGTAACACTTTCACGGCCACTGGAATTGTTTGTTGCTTCTTGCATTTCAGCAGTAAAGCTGGCTGTATACTCGTTGTTGTCACTTGCTGTGTATGTAAAGCTAAAGTTTACTGTACCAACATCGTCAGTGTTTAGCGTGTAACTGTTGTTTAAACTTGTACGATACCAAATTCGTAAAATGCCACGTGGTACATCAGCAAAAACACCATCACCAAAGTTAACACTAATGGTATCATTATCTTGCGTTTTTACACTGTACAATGTTCGCACTTTATTTTGTATAGCACTAAAGATTGCACTAACACCAAACGTTGCGTCTGTTTTAGTCCAGTTAGTTAATACTTGTCCGTCAGCATCTACATTCTGTACCCATACATCTTGATTGTTAATATTTGTTTCATTGACTGCTACGCTTAAATTACTAATAGCACTATCAGCAGTGTAATCAGTATACTGTAGTGTGCCTTGTTTAAAGCCAACAAAGAACCCTGTGTTAGCACTTGCAATACCTTGGTTGTCATTTTTATATATAATGTTGAACGAAGAATCTGGTGTTGGAGTTGGCTCACCAAGTACACTGTCTTCATCAATATATTGATTAACTACTTCAAAAGGTTCAGTTTTTCCGTTTACGTTGGCTTGGAATGGAAACACTATGCCTTGGTTATCTGCAATATTTGTATTGTATACATCAGTTTTAACTCCACTGATTGTTTTACTTGCACTGGGTTTACCAAATTGGTTTGTGCTTGCAAAGATTTCATTCATTACTAAAATAAAGTTTTGATACGCATTGGCGTCTAGATCGTTAATAAAGTCAATCTCTTTACCTTTTAAACTGGCACCACTTACATCATATACGTTTTGTGTTGTTTTTACGGAAGTAATTTTTAATGTACCACGTGATGCTAATGCTCTTGCAGGGTTGTACCCCAAGAAGTCTGCAATACGTAAAACGCTGGCACGGCGCTCTGCTGTACTTAAAAAGTTTTCTCTACTTGCTAGATCTACACGGAACGCTAAATTGTGTCCCATAAATGCAATCATTTCAAGCAGTGCTACAAATTCACTTGAACTAATCCAGTCATTGTAATTTTCTGGATAATTGTCTCTGATATAATCAACCATTGCACTACGAATCGTATCGTAATCATATGCCTGGAAGTTTGCCTGTGCAAAGCTGTCGTAAACTACTGTAAAGTCTTCCGCAGCAAACAGGTTTCGTTGTCTAATACTCTGTGCCATTATAAGTTCTCTTCTTCCGTTTCAGCAGTAAACTCTAAATATAGTTCATCCACTGTTGCTGTATCTCTGTAAGTTAAGTTAACCACACATGTAATACTGTGTGTGCCAATCTGTACATCTAAGTTGTTCAATATCCATCGCGGATCATTGTCAATAATGTCTCTTACGTCATCTTCCACTAAGTCAATAACAAGATCGTCCAGTGGCTCAAACACTAAATCTGGTAGTATACTACCAAATTCAGGCTGACCAAGTCTCTCGCCTTTTCTTGTGTAAAAATGATTGAGTAAATCACGCTTCGCAAGTGCAATGTCTTCTAATACAACATTACCAAAACGTACATCTACTGTGCTATAACCTTTAAATATCGCCATACTACTATTTATAACTTTAATAAACTGGTGCTTTAATAGTTAATAACTTATCAGGCCAATTTAAAAATTCCTGCCAAGCTGGGTCAGGAATCGTTAGTTTGTAACATTTACTTTGCTGATATATCTGATGCCAAGTTGGTCGTATCGGTGGCCGCATAGGGGTAATGTCTTGTCGGCTTCCTTTTTTACCATTACAGTGATTACATGCCGCTACCATGTTTTGCCATGTACTTTTACCGCCGTGTAAACGTGGAATAACATGATCAAATGTTAATTCATGATGATAAAACTTAACTCCACAGTACTGACACCGGTAATCGTCCCTGATAAACAAGTTACGTCTACTGAGTTTTGCATGTGATTTACGTTTGTGATAGTGTTTTGCTACAATAATACTGGGTACATCAAACTCTACACTGGGAGATCTAACTTTCCAGTTGTCGTGTGTTTTAAAGATATAGATGCTGTCTTTATAGTAGGCGCTTATGCTTTCTTTCCAACTGAGCGTGCTAAGTGGGCTTAACTCCATGGGTTGGTAATCAGCGTTAAGCAAAAGAGTGCTTGCCATACTGTTGATCCTTTGTTATAGATATTTATAGGATTATAATTGGCCGAATTTGGCTATAAGTTCTCGTTGACGTAAATTGGACATGCCTGGAATAAATGCTGTAGTCTGTCTATAGTATCCACTTTCACACTGTCGTTTACTGAGTTCAGTTGTAATACCGCCACTGGTATATTGCTTGAGTGCATATGCTATGCCCTCACTAAGCAAGTATTGTCTAGTCCTACTAGTGGTGTAATCAGCTAATTGTAACACTCTAGCTTCAGCTTTACGTTGCGTAGGGTTAACTTTACCGTCTGCTATCATATCTGTTGCTAATAACCAACGTCCAGCTTTTATTGCAGTAAACACATCATATGTGCCTACATCGCTAGTAACTTTTTTCCAAGTTCCAGTATCACAATACAATCCAAACAATGCATCATAATGTGATTGCGACATACTAATAAGTGGTAAGGTTGTTTTAAATCTAGTTTCTTTATCTTTAATATACTCAATCCAAGAACTATATGCTTCTGCTTCAGTTACCCCAATACCAGTTGCATCTCCATATCCATACCCAATTTTAAAGTTCTTTCCATCAGCTGAATATCTAAACATACGATATTCGCTATTAGCCAACATTAATTGCAACATCTCTGCACTAACAGTAAGTTGTGTTAACGCAATAAGAAAGTTTACTCGCCAATCATCTTTAATTGTATATGTATCCCATGCAGTTCTGCGGTTTTCTGTTACAAAATTAAGCATAACCGTTCGCCAAATGTTTATCTAGTGTGCTTTTAGCATACGGTGCAATACCAGCATATGTAAATCCACTTCCCCAAGCACTGCGTCTACCTGTACGTATATCAAAGTGTAAACTTTTATCGTTGTATACTCCAATTCCAGTTATGCCAACATTGCTGGCAATTGCAACTAACTGTAAACGTTGATCGTTTGTAAACTGAGCACCACTGATGTCCACAGCATTACCTTGCATGTGTTGTGATTTTTTAGCACCGCCAACACTTGCATTATAGTTTGGACTACGGTACCCACTTGTAATAGTTAAAGGCTGTCCAAACTTTTTAGCAACTTGTTTAACTAGCTCAAGTAGTTTTGGATTTACAGCACGGTCTACACCTGCTCTCCATTGTATCAATCCACTAGCATCAGTTTCAGCTTCTGGGAAATCTCCCAGGTCATATGCACCAGTATTTTCGCCAGCAGTTGGATTTGCTGGTGTTTGATAGTAGTACGTATCACTTGCAAACTGATCAGTTGTGCCAGCCGGACTGCTTGTATCTACAACTTGTACATCCAAATGCCCATTCCATGGTTCAGCTTCTGGTACACGAGTTGCAACACTTTCTTTTACAACTTTGTTGCCAGTATGTTGTGTTGCAGTTGGTGTGGATGCCGCCAATGCAGGAGGACCATTCATATCAATACGGCTGGCAGTTTCTCTATAGTTTCCAGCAACTTTTAAATTTCCGTTACTCTCAGTCTCAATTTGTAGATTACTGTGTGCTTTGATATCTATAGTACCAGTACTGGCATGCATTTTAACACCAGCAACTCCGAGACTTTTAATATTTGTGCCTAGTTTACTTTGCATATTAATATTGCCGTCAGCATTTATATTAAAATCACCAGCAGTGTTAAAGTTTATAGAACTTTGTGCATACACATCCAAGTCGCCATTGCGGTTCATTTCAATCCAACTGTTGCCATCTTTACTAATAATATATGTAAATCCATTTGTATCATCCATTAGTATTTGTGCGCCGCCAGCAGTACGTAAACGAACTAAATTACTTGTTCCATCTTCTGCACCGCCATCGTCCATAACAAATGCATGACCATCTGGTGTACTCATTCCCATCACACGACTTTTACTTTCACGTCTTGGGTTACTAAAATTTAAACCACGTAAGCGATCCTTTTCAAGCCCTTGTGTTTTTAATGCTTCTGCCTGTGGGTGTGCCTCAGGAGGTTGGTTTTCTGATTCTCTAGTTTTTGGAATTTCCTGTACAATTGTAAAATTGCCATTACTGTCCAATCCACTTTGTGGGCCAGCAATACTACCGTTACGAGTTTCGTCAGG